AATCTGATGATCCTCCACCTCGAACCGAGCGCCCTTTGCTTTTCTAAGTCTTCGCCCATCTTTGCCATGCCGTCCTTGATGTCGCCGACCTCTTTGATGAGTTCTCCGTTGATCGCCCTCCCGACTGTCTTTGCAAGCCATGACCACGGGTTTATCTGTACCGGTGCGATCTGAACGATCGTTGCGAGTGCTATGATCCCGCCGCCGATGGCTTTTATTATGTCGATTGTTTCCATGTCAGTCCTCCTTAAGCATCTTGCCGATGAGCGATTCGTTGTCTTTTATAAGCTGCATTTCGTTGTCGACCTCTCTGTGCGAGGACAATTCCCATAAACAATCGCGGAGCACTGAAGTCGTCTCCTCCAGTGCTCTCGTGACTGCTTCTGCCCTCTCGTGGTCCGACATCCCCCTACTCATCATAGGGATCCCCTGTGATCTCCGTGTACTCTTCCGGAGTCAGAGCGCCGAGTTCGACGAGTTTTCTGAGCTGCGCCTTGGTGCAGCCTCCGCGCTCGTAACGGGCTTTGTACTTCTCGAAAAGCGGGCTATGTGTGTTTGTTTTCTTTGCCATTGTTTTACCCCTCCTTTGGTTCGATTGCTTCCTGGATCTCCATGATCGCGATATCGTGATCCGTGATCTCCTGTTCCTGCTCCATGTTTTCGATCTCAAGGTCCGTGATCAGGACCTCGTGATCGGCAAACTGCTTCTTTTTTGTCTGGAATAATCTGATCATCACAACACCCCCACCGCTATCGCGGAAACGCTGATTTCGCCGGTCGCCGTTCCTGCCGTCACCTTTACCTTAACGGCTACGCCCCAGCTTGCTGCAGTTTTTGTGTCATTTTCAAACTGATGCTCCGACCCTTCCGTGTAGGACTCCCATACCGGGGAAGCGTCGTTTGCATTGTTTGTGATAAAAAGTTCCGTCGTTGCCCCTGCTGCTATCGTTTTGTTGACGATCGCCGTTGCCACCCTGGGCCTTTCGTCTGTATCAAAGATCTTGCTGATTATCTCAAGCACGTCCCCGCCCTTGACGGTATATACTGTCGAGTAGGCGGTCGAACTCGACCCGGTATCCGTTGAGCCCACGCGGATGTATACGGCCGCTCCCGCGGTAAGCCCCGTGTAGCCGATCCTGAACTGGCTCCCGACGTCATCGTTTGTCAGATCGTTCGTCACGCTTTCCCACTCGCCATCCACAAGCTTTTCGAGCGCCGTGTATTCTGTCGGCGATGCGAAGGAAGAATTCGCCGACGCCTGAAGCTTTACGCTCTGGTGATTACCTTCCGGGTCAGAGCCGATGGTAAAATTCACATATCCGGCCGACGGGATCCTCCTGTTATTTGCCAGGTTCGTTATGGTCGGTGCCGCGGGTGCCGAGTTCGTCTTTGTGAACGTGTACGTCACTGTCGTTACGTTCGACGCCGTATCTGTCACCGTGACGACGAGAGAATTTGATGCGTTGATCGTCGCCGCTGCCCAGATCGCGTCCATGTCGAGCGTGTGGCTTCCCGTCCCGGTCCCGCTGAATGTCTGTTTCTGTGTCCCGTTCAGTTTTACGACTCCGGTGTACGCGTCTCCGTCCGCGTCGACTACTTCTACTGTGATCGCCGGCGGGCTTGATATGGACCCGTAGTTATGGCTTGTCGGGGTCACTGTGGGGGCTGCATTCCAGAGGATCGTATACGCCCCATCCGTATCGGTTGTGTCAGACACCACTAAGTCAGAAGACACACAGAAAGCCGGGGCTACGCCATAGTTACCGGTGTACGCGTAGTCGCTGAAGAGCGTGCCGCCCGCGCCGACAACCCGCACGCCGTACGAGTTGGAAGCGTGCGGTGTGCGCAGCCACCAGAACCACGGCGAGGTCGCGGAAGTGTAGTCTCCTTTTGCCGCATCGTTCATGAGGTTCTTCTTCCGGCCATTATTCCCTCCGGATGAATAGTAGGAATATACAGATCCCTCGGCGATCGAGCTTTCGTTGGCAAGCCCCACTTCCGTGGTCGAAAGCAGGAAGATCTTTGAGGATACCGCTTCTGACCCGCCTCCGTCCGTCACGGTGTTCTTCACTGTCGTTTTTGACACGGTCTTTAAAGCCGCTCTGAACTGCGCGCTCATGAACGACAGAAATCCCGCTTCAGACGCGTATTCATTGTAGTTTGCTGTGTTGCTTTTCGGCGTCGGTGCCTGATCATAGGTGTGTTGTGCTGAGTACCAGGAGCCGCCTGCTGCCGTGGAATTCAGCCACTGTAAAATGTTCGAATACAGGTACCTGTTGTTTCCGTAATTCTTCCGGTCGGAATTCGGGTTATTCGGCTCCTTCGCATCAAATGCCTTTAAGCAGATGATGTCCCTGAAATCCAGCGTCGTCGACCCGGAAGGGTCTCCTGTGTGCCCGTGCTCCAACACCCGAAAAATCGGATGTGCTCCCTTGTAGGTCGAGAGCGTGTCCTTGACGAGCGCCCCGACCGGCAACGTGCTAAGTTTCTTTGCCATTACTTCCCTCCTTTTCTTTTTGAATCTCGTTCCTGAATAGCTCGTTAAACCACCCGTCCATCTTCCTTAACAGGTAGTAAGTGTCTCCGCGCGCTGCATGCGCTCTCCAGCCCATGTATGCCTGTTTGCACTCCGAGAGCGGTATCTCTCCCGCCGCGCATTTCTTCTGCATCTTCCTCATTTTCTTCTTGACCCGGTCGATGCTCTTCTTTAGTAGCTTCTGTACAACTTTCCCGGAGTCTGTCACATAAAAGTGAAAGCCCAGGAAGTTGATACCCTGCCTGAGCTTTACGATCCTGGTCTTTTTCTGGTTTAATTCCATCCCCCGCTCGCTGACGTACTTCCGGATGAACTCCCTGGCTTCGCGGAGCCTTTCGATGTCCTTGTGGATGATGTAGAAGTCATCGTTGTACCTGGCATACCACTTGAAGTGCCACCGCTCTTTCAGTATGTGGTCCAGCTCGTTCAGCGTGATTAGCGCGTCAAGCTGTGATAACTGGTTCCCGAGCGGGACGCCCACGCCTCCCGGGATGCTTTCATGGATGTGGTGGATGAGGGCTAAGAGCTTCTCGTCTTCGAACCATCTGTCAAACTGATCGTTTATGAGCTTATGCGGGATCGAATCGAAGTAGTGGTGCATGTCGCAAGTTAAGATATAGCCGTCCGTTCCGTGTTTGTTCACGTACTGGCGCATGTGCTTCCTTAAAAGCTGCATGCAGAAGTCCGTCCCCTTCCCCTTCTGAGACGCCGCGTTTTCTCTGATAAACTTCTTCTGGACGATCGGCGTTAAGATCTCGTCCATCAGACACTTCTGCACGACCCTGTCGTGGTACTTGATCGACTTGATGTCTCTCTTCTTCCCGCGCTCGTTGATCGTGAAGCAGTTATATGGGCTTAACCGGTACTTCCCTTTATCCAGAAGATCCTTCAGTGCAAGCGTGCACTCCAAGCCCCGCATGTCATAGGTTGCTGCCGAAACCTTCCAGCGCTTCCCCTTTCTGCAACTTAGATGCGCTCTGTAGAGGTTGTCGAAATCCGTTAAGATTTCATAGCTATCTTTTTCGTTCTTCATAATGTGTCACGCCGCGTATAGCCCTGCGTTCTTTTGGCGCATGGCGTCGGCGCTCATTGTTTCGCCTTAAAAGGCAGGGATACCTCCTCCTTTCATGGTGTCCTCTGATTTCAGCCTTTGCTTACTTTGTCTGGGTTCCACCAAATCCGGGGCTACGCCATTGTTACCGTTGTACGCGTTGTTGTTGTTGAGCGTGCCGTCCGTGTTGACATTCCGCACGTTGTTCGAGTTGGAAGCGTTCGGTGTGCGCAGCCACCAGTTCCACGGCGAGCCTTGTAGTCTGTACCCCTTATTCCATTGAACTTAACTTTTTAAATCTTTCATCGTCCGACTTTATCCACCCGGTGATCTGCTTCTGGATGCTTGCTGCTGTCCTCGCCCACTGCGCAAAGGTGGACGGCTTGACATTAAACGTCGCTACTGCTACTTCCGCAAGCGCAAGGAGCGCCCTGGCCGACGCCCTTGCTTCCTTCATGTGCCCCCTTCGTCGGTCGAATTCAAAGCGCGTATCCGGATAGATCTCGCTGGCAAGCGTTAGCTCCTCTAAGATCCGAAGTGCCTGCATCTGCATCCGGTCCACAAATGTGAACCGGTATCTCTTTGGGAAGTTTTTCTCATTCATCGTCACGCGCATGGTGAACGCCGCCAGCTCCTTTGCTGCGACTAACACCGGCGTTCCATACTTCTCTTCCCTTTCTCCCTGCTTGCGCATCAGATATAGACCTTCTTGTTCACGGAATCATAGGTTCCTGATATGATCGTCACGTCTGCTGCCGTGTCGAAGATGTCCACCATGATCGTATTAAAATCGGATGTGTCGATCAGGTTCTGTACTTTTAGCTGGAAGGCCATGTTTAAGAGATCCTCTAAGATCTTCCCCAGCTCGACCGCCACGATGTCGTCCACCTCTTCTATGACATGTGTCAGATCCACCAAGATCTCATTGATCGCAGCCACGGCGCTCGATTTATTCTCTGTGTTAAGGTCCGAGACAAGGCCCAGCTCCCTTGCCAGAGCAAAAGCGTCGGACCGCATCGCGATCGTGACATTCAAGGCATTGTCCACCGTGACGACAAATGACTGGATGATCTCGGCCGCGCTGGATCCGTTGTATGGCGGCATCCAGTCCCCTCTCTCTCCTGCGCATACCGCAATCGAGTAGAGGATCTCCACGCCTTCGTCCTCTGCGTATAGGCCGATCTCGTTCATGTAATAGCCTGTCGACAGCTGCCTGTTTGTGATGACGGTCGTGACCTTCACCGCTGTCGCCTCGTACATCTCCTTCGACGATTGCGGGAAGGACTGTTTTTGACTCTTTAGGCTCGTCCGGACTTTTAAGGCGTCGACCGACTTGTCAATGTAGACGCCATCGCCGGTAACGATCTTCGTGAAATTGATCGTTGTAAGCCCCGCCTGTGCCCTGGCAAGAAGCTCTGCCCCGGCATTCGTTAAGACTGCGCTTGCGTAATTCTGTGCCATCAGATGATTCCCTCCATGATTATGTCAGGGTTTGTGAGTGTCCCCTTCTCCCCTGCTCCCGCGTTTATGGTTTCATAGGTCACCCAGGTGAAATCTACGTCGTCCATGATCGCCGATTGTCTTTTGGTTCTGTTCACGGCGTTTAAAAATTCCTCCGGTATCGTCACGTGCACGTCCATGCCGGAGACGGACACTTTAAAATGGCCGGGTTCCCCTCCGTATTCGAACCACTCCATTACGACCGCTTCGCCGTAATAATCCGCCACGACCTGCGCGACTGCCGACTTTGTCCCGTGATGCGCATGTACCTTATCGGCGCTCTTTATGAGAGCTCTCTTTACCTCGATCTCCGCTGTCTTGTCGTACCATTCCGCGTCCAGCTCCCAAGCGAGCGCGTCAAGGAATTCCTCCGGCAGGTCGTCCACCACTCCCCAGTCAGAGCATAAGCGCACCTTTTCGCCGATCTCTCTTATCGTCGGGTCCAACGTCCTGGCAAAGGCCAGATCGTCGGCTTCTCCCCGCATGAAGAGCGGCAAGAGCCGTTCGAACTTGCAGTCTGTTAATTTCATACCTCCAGCACCTCGTGTGTGATCGTGATGTTTCTTATCTGCGCCACCTGCAGATCTCCGACGACCGTCTTTGCCGGCGACGTGATCTCCATGCTCACGCACCCGGTCCCTCCGGACGGGGCCATGCACATGACAAGAAGTTTGTTCGGATTTATGTCTCTTCCGATCTCCCCGGCCTGCCACTTGATGTACTGATCCACGGATCCGCCTTCGCCTTCGATTGTCGCTACGCAATCCGCTTCGTCTGCTGCTGTGGTGTAATACTTCGCTTCGATGTCATACTCGACAGGTGTCGGCGCGATCGCATTCACCTCGTCCGTCAACGGTCTCACGTCATCTGCAGAGCAGATGTCTTTTACTTTCTGCAATATCTCCTCTGTCGGAAGCCCGTCCTCTGTCAGGATGTAGAGATTTACGATGCACGCACTCGGTGAATCGACTACCACGTCGATTATCTTTGAGTCTGCTGTCTTTGCCCAGTATTCATAAGCTTTCGTCGGGCCGGCTGTCGAGAAGGTGGAATTCGACAGATGGATCCTGTCTCTTAAGTCTTCGTCGTCCTCCTCGTCCACTCCTCCCTCCGAAGTAGTCGTGTTGATCGCGCTCTGAACGTGATCGATCGCATCGACGAGCTGCGCGATCGCTCCCGGCGCGTATCCGTTCCCGTCTTCCCCTGCTTCTGTGCAGGATGCCGTGACTGTTCCCGTTGTATTCCCCGGCGTGATGATTAGATCCTCGTCCGTCGCGAAATAGATGTCTCCGTCTGTTGTGATCAACGTTCCCGCCGGGATCGTCACATCTACTACCATCTCGCTCGATAGTGTAAACTCGAAGGTGGCCTGCGCTGCCACTGCCGGCAGCCTCTCCACGCCCATCCGATATCCCAGCGCATCCAGCGCTTCTCCTTCCGCGTACTGGAGCATCTTGTTGTTACAGGCGGTGTTGCACATATTTGTGACGGACACAAAAAGCTGTACGATCGCCTCCGTGAAGATCCGCCTCTCATCGCCTGGATAAAGCGGCTCTCCAGTTGCGATCTCCATCGCCTGGATGATCTGGTCATATAATGCGGCCGAATCGACCTCTAAAAGTTTAAGCATCCTTAACCCCCGTTCGTCACTATCGCGGCCGCCGCTCTGTATCTGCCGCGGATCGCGTCCTCTACGACCATACTGATGTTTTCATCCTTTGCCCTTGGCTCGTAGTACATGATGTTCCACGATGTCTCCGTCACCACTTCGCCGAAGGACGACGTTAACGGCTTATCTGCGATCTCAGCAGAGAGGCCTTTGCACCTTTCAAACGGCGCCTCTCCCTTTATGATCGACATCAGGTTTAACACGCACTGCTGTGGCGTTCCGTTCCCTGCTGATAGCATCACAGATCCTCCCCTGCGCGGATCCTCGCCTGCAGATCCTTTACCTCTGCTTTTAAGGCTGCGGCTGCTGCCTTCTTCGCCGCTTTATCGTCCGCCTTCTTCTGCTTTACGAGTGCCTTTACATTCGGATCCGGTGAGCTCTTAAGCGACGACCAGAACTCATCCGGCACTGCGTCTGGATTTACGTTTTTCGTGTAGTATGTCTTCCCTGCCTGCGGCTTCTTGTCCTTCGTCTTTACGTACTCGCCGCTCCCGTCTATCTCGTACCACCCGAGCTTCTTCGGGTTCTGCTTCTTTGTCGGGTTTTCCACCTCGTTATACACGTACCCGTTTGCCACCCAGCCTGCCATCATTTCCTTCTGTTTTTCTCCCGGGAATGCGGCAAGGGCCTTTGTTACTTTCGCGTCTGTGCACTCTGTAAGCGTAAACTGCACGGTCGCCTTGGTCATACGCCCGATCTCGTCAAGCTCCGTCTCCGACACCTTCATCTTTGTCAACTGCATCTGATGGACGCCTAAGATGTGCGGCTGGGACGCGAGATAGATCTGGCCGGTCTGTGGGTCTTCCGCATAGTAGTCGCATCCTATGATCAAAGGCCCGCATGATCCGATCATCCCCTTGATCTCTTCGATCTTCCCGATGATGTCTATGGTCCCTGTCGCCACCTGATAGACGGTCTTAAAGTTGATCGACTGAGTCTTAAGCTTTGGCTCTACGTACTGCTCCTTGATCGTCTGAACCTTTTCTTTCCCCTTTTTGCCCTTTGTGACGACTTTCCCGAACACGTCTCTCTGGACGGTCGCTGTTGCCTTCTTTTTGACCTGGGCTTTTTCAAGCTCATAGTCGAAGGTCAGGCTTTCCATCCGCTCGATGACGCCGTGCTCAATAGTCAAGCCGTCCTCTTTTATCACCCTCTGCTTTACCTGCCAGGCTAAGTTGTACCAGTAGGCCATGTAGTTGGAATCGTTCATGTTACTCTCCTGTTAATGCAAACCAGAGCTTTGTCTTCTCCTTCATGAGATCGTATCTTGCCCTTGTGATGATTGCCGGTTTCTGCGACCACTGGTTGCAGGTGATCTTGAACTTTGATCCCGGCATCAGCTCCGTCTGCAGGCCATCAGCGAGTGTTGTCCCGCCTTTGCGGTCAAAGTTGTACCAGGTCAGCATGTTTCTTGCGAAGCGGTTTGCTTCCCCCAGCGACTGTAACATCTCTGTCGGCGCAAGCTTTATGAGTTCCGCCGATGTATCGCCCGCTTTCCCCGTGATCTTCCCATCCGTCACTTCACATCCGGAATAGTAATCGAGATCGTACGTTCTGCATGACAGCGAAGGGAGCTCGTACCCGGAGTTTGTCATCTGTTTGATATAATCGAACGATATGACGGAGATCTCCCCGTTCCTTAGTTGAAAGCCGCATCCTTCCAACTTGCAGATGTTGTCTATAAAAGCGAGGTCTCCCTCTCCCTTTTGGGCGATGGCGTCGTACTTTTGGTCCGTGACTCCGTAGTACTTCGTCGTGCATCCCATACCCTTGGCCACCTGGTCGACAAGTGCCTTAAAGCGGATGCTCTTCCACATCCTTGTGTGGCCCTGTTTGATGTAGCGGGAAGGTGCCGCGCGGAGGATCATGTTGTCGTTTGCCGTTCTGATATCCCTTATGACCATCTGGCCGGAATCCGCGTACTGCTCCGTAACACTCACGACGTCCCCCTGCTTGGGCTTCCATCCGGTCCATGTCTCCTGCGTGTTGTCTACTACGAACGTCATGGTATCGATGTGCCCGAACAGGTACTGCTCCAGCACACAGCTCAGCACCTTCGTTTTTTCCGTGATGTCCGTTCCCTCGTATATCAGTTTCATTTACTGCCTCCACGGTGGTGCGGTTCCCGGCGTCTCTTCGTCCTCATCTATCACGGGGATCCGGAGGATGATCCCCGCGTCGAAGATGAGGATGTCGGCATATTGCGAATTCGCCTGGACGATAACTGATGCAAGCTTTTCTTCTGTGTAGAACTCAAAAGCAATCGAGTCCCAGGTGTCTCCCTCTACGGTCACGTATTCCATGTAATTATCCATAAGCGACCGCCTCCTTGCGTTCGAAGAATTCCTCCAAGAGATCCATGAACTCGTCTTCGTTGTCTCGCAGCGCCTGAAGCACTGTGTCGTAATCTGCGTTCCCCTGGATCGTCACGTTCGGCGAAAAGACGATGTTTCGTCCGGCCACGCCTTTAGGCTGCGCGCTCTTCGCCACGGTGTCCACCGCTGTCGAGTTCACGCCCAGCATCTTTCCGGCTTTTGCCCAGTATGACAAATTCTCCTGTCTTGCTGCCGGGTCGAACGAAATAACCGCTTCTGTCCCGGCTTCGCCCGCGATTGATACGCCGTTCGTGAAGCCGCCCTTTGCAAGATATGGCATCTCCGGAATGTTTATCGCGAACACCTGCCCGCCAAATAACGGAACCCAGTCAGGGATCTCCACGGACAGCGAGTTGATTGCTGCGATTGCCCCGTTGATCACTGCGATCACTGCGTTAAATGGAGCTTTTATGAGGCCCGCAAGCGACGACCACACTGCCACGAAATAGTTTTTGATGTCTTCCCATGCCGCCTTCCAGTTTCCGGCGAACACGTCTTTCACGAAATTTATGAGCGCTTTCAGTGCATCGAATATCGGCTGGATGACGCCCATCACCACGTCTAACAGGTTCATGATGGCCTGCTCTACGTATACAAGGTACACGTCTATCAGCGGCTGAAGTGCCGTGATGATCTCCGCTGCTGCCTGCGCCACAAGCGCTACCAGTTCTGTGATGAACTGCACGACCGGCGCTAAAATCGTCATCACCTGTGCGATGATCGGGCTCAGTGCTGAAACGATCGATATCACGACCGGTAATACAGAGCTGATCAACTGCTGAAGCACCGGCATCAGTGTAGAAATGATGAACTGCGCGAGCGGCTGCAAGGCTTCCATAATCTGAGAAATAACCGGCATCAGAGCCGCCACCAGCTGATCGACAACCGGCATGATCGTCTCGACCAGCCCCTGCGCGATAGGCAATATCATGTCCGCAATGCCTGCCGCCAGGTCGATGATCCCCGGAAGCGCGCTTATCACCCATTCGAATACCTGCTGTATGATCGGCAGGATGTTCTGTACGCTCGTCCCGATCCTTGGGATGACTGCTGACGCAAGATTCTGTATGATCGGCGCCACGCGTTCTATGCCGCCCTTTATAAGAGGCATGACCTGCTTCAGGGCATCCTGAACTGCCGGCAAGGCCTGTTGTGCGATCTGGTTTATCACCGGTAATATGGCTTGCCCTGCCTCAATCTTGAAGTTCTGCCAGGTATTCTTTAATACCTGCGACTGGTGCTCGAATGTATTGGTTACCTTTTCATAGGCTTCCCCTACAACATCCGCATCCGTCCCCATCGCCTGCAGGTTCTCTGAGAAATTTCCGTTCCATACGGACAGCGCTGCCTTTCCGGCTTCGATCGACGAGAACATGTCGACCATCGACTTGCCGCTTTCTTCTGCGTCTTTGTTAAATAATTGCAACACGTCGTCCAGCGTCCAGCCTTGCTCCATCGCTTCTGCGAACGTCAAGCCTCCTTCTTTGACGTCTCCGGTCAGTCTCGCGAAGTTCTTCGATGCGACTGTCCCGGATTTCCCGAGCTCTGCGATCAGACTGTTTAACTGTGTTGTTGACTGCGCCGTCGGTGTGCCTTGCGCTGTCATCGTTGCGAGCGCTGCGGAAACCTGGTCGAACGACACGCCGAACGCTGCCGCCGTCGGTGTCACTTGTGCGAGGCTTGCGCCCAGCTCGCCCACCGTCGTGATACCTAAATTCTGCGTCTGGATGAGCATCTTCTGGATCTCGTCTGTATGTGACGCGTCCAGCCCGTATGCGTTCAGAGTTTTTGCTACAGCTGTCAGGGCCGTGTCCGTGTCCGTGAAACCTGCTGCCGCGAGCTTCGCGCTCTTTGCCGCAAACTCCACGGCGTCTGCCTCGTCGATTCCGGCAGATATCGCACTGTACACGGAGTTTGCGAGATCTTCTGCCGCCACGCCCGTCTCTGTCGATACGTCCAGTATCTGGTCCGAGATGGCCTGCAGGTCGTCTCCCGTCGCCTTGATCAGCGTTGAAGTGTTGGCAAACGCCTGTTCGTAAGACGACGCCGCCTGCACCGCCGCTGTCCCGAATTTGACGACTGCTGCTGTGGCAGCTGCCGCTCCCGCCGCTGCCACAGCTCCGCCGACCTTGAACATCGTTCCGAGGCCACTCGTCGTCTTTGCTGCCTGTTGGATAGACTTCGCCAGTGAGGGATCCAGCGCGCCTGCGATCGTTATGATTGCTTTTAATTCTTTACCGCTTGCCACGTTTCTTTCCTCTCTGTTGCTGGAGTTCCATCTGCTTCCTTCTGTGAGCCGCTTCCTCGCCGGCTTCCTTTATCTCGAGCGTGAATTCCTCCATGCTCATTTGCCGGAGTCTTGTGACGTCTGTGTGGTACGCTTGGGCGTAGGCTCTGATGGCTGATCGGACGGTTCTTCCGTCTGGTCCTCCCGTCCGAGAATAAAACCCATACCGATCTCCACGAGCTGCATGATGTCCGGTCCTGAGATCCTCTCAATATCCGTGATGTCGTACTTCGGATTGTCGGCGAGCACTGCGTACATACCGATGGTAAGATGAGCGCCGGCATCGACTTTGATATTCGATCCTGTGATGCCGTTCCCTTTCAGGATCGCCCTGTTGATTGCCTGTAAGTACAGGTCTGTAGAAATCTTGTCGGTGTCATAGGTCACTTCCTTCACCTCGACGCCGTCGATCAGAATTGCCTTCTTTAATTTGATTGTCCCTTTCATTTTTCTTGTCCTTTCTGTATTCATGAAAGGGGCACCGGTCGCCCGATGCCCCATCCCTTCATGTTGCTTTGTCCAGCGCTTTACAGCATGCTCGACATCTCCGCGAAGTAGTCCTTGCCCAGGATCACACACTTCTGCGTCAAGCGATTGATGTTCCAAAGCTCCACGCCATCCTTGACTACTTTGTAGCCGGTTACGGTGTAGGGAACCTCGACGTCTACCGCTTCGCCCGGCTTCACTGTGAAGCTCGGGACCGCATCCTGCGGGAACGCGGTGAGGAATGCTTTGCACCCGATGGTCGCCTGTGCGCCGCCTTCCTTCATGATCTGCTCGACCCACCGGGTCTCGATCTCGAGCGTCTCCTGTGCCAACATCTTGGCAAGCCCCAGGTCCACGCCGATGTGGTGGATCTTTGCTTCCATGTTGTCGAACTGGGAGATGACGGGCACATCCACGGTGCCCATCGCGGTCGCTTCCACGGTCTTGTTCTTGATCTCCGGAAGGGAGATTTCCACATCTTTACCGACCAGCTCCTGCTCGCCGCCCACGGTGTTCACGTACACTGTGTTGGCGTTAACGGTCAGATTCTGATCAAGCCATAATCCGTCCATCTCGCACCTCCTTAGTCAAAGTACGCAGAGAAGCCTGCGTCCGTGTATGCTACGTATGCCGTTGCGCTCTTCATCGGAGGCGTCGGCGTTACCTGGATGTCCCAGCGGAAGTTGCCGTTCTTCATGTCGTCGAGCGAATTGTTCGCCTGTTCGAACACGATCTTCGGGCTTCCGATGAGCGCGCCCTGGGTGACGAGCGCATCCAGCCTCTCCTGTTCGCGCGTCAGGATGGTATCCTTGAGCTGTACGGTAAACGGCTTGTCTACCGTTCCGGCCCACGTCCTCTGGAATCTGTTCGTGAGGAATAACAGCATCCGCATCGACACATCGAAGATGTCTCTCGGATCCTGATCCTCATCGCCGAACATAAACGCCGCCGTGTGGTCACCCCAGAGCTTCCACGCGCCGCCCCAGAACACCATCGTGTCGATGCCGTTCGAGCAGAGGTTGTTTGCCTCGTCTACGGAGTAGCCTTCATTTAAGCTGTCCTCTCCGAAGTACTGCTTGTTCGCCGGGATCGCCTTGTTGCCGCAGCTCTCCATCGGAACACCGCCGTGCTCGAGATCGGTCCGCATGGTCTCAGCCATCGCAAGCGTAGACAGGTGATAGACGTTGCCGTCCGTCCCCTGCGCTTTCGGCCAGAAGATCTTCGAGCGCTCTTCCGTGTATCCGTTCGCCGCCTTCCACGCGACCGCCTTCGCGATCGTGTCGACGACTACCTCTGTCGAAGTGCCGCCTTCTCTCTCGTAATAGGTGACGCCCGGCACGACCTGAGAGTCAGTCGTCGCCTTGTAGCCGCCCTGGCCATCCGGTACGAACCATCCTTCTTCTGCAGGATTTGCTCCGTAGTTGATTGTCGTGACCTGCGTGATGGTCAGATCGTAGTAGGTCTTCCCTGCATCCACGGCTGTATCTTCCGTGAGCGTGTAGGTCGTCCCGTCCTTTTCGTACCATCCCTTTTCTGCAGGGTTGTCTCCCTCTTCCGGTACTGCCGCCTCTTCCGTCACGTTAAAGTACGTCTTCGAACGACTCGCCTGCGTGTCTGCGCTCACGGCATAGCTGTTCTCCGTGTGCTCGTACCAGCCATGCGCAGACGGATCATCCCCGGTATCAGGCGATGCGACTACAACGTAGTCGTAGGTCGTCTGCGTATACTTTAACGGGATGTCTGCATAGACAAAGCCGTCCCAGTGTCCGTTCAACTTGGTCGCCGCCGCGACGAGGGCCTTGTATACCTCCGGCTTGTCACTCCATCCGGGAGCCGCGAAGAGGTTCGCCACCGCGTCGTACTTCTGGTAGAGAAGCTCCGCCGCCTGGATACCGGTGCGAATGCCCGCCGCCGTCTTCTTGCCGATGATGTCGGTCTCGTCGATCCCGGTCGTGTCGGTCTCGTAGTACGTGACCGTGATCGCCCCGTCCAGGACGTGCTCCTCATCCGCGGAAAGGATCGTCACCTTGTGGCTTGCAAAGCTGTAGCTCACGTTGTAGTCTACGCCCTCAGCCTTCTCCGCGATCGCAAGCGTATCCAGGATGATGTCCTCACTCTCAAACGATGCGCGACCGTTTACAAAATTCAGGGTCTTCGTCGTTGCGCTCGCCTTCCGGTGCGTATCGGGATCGAGGACGTTGATCACGTAGATCGGCCCGACGTTTCCGTTGGCATTTTCGAAGTGTGCGGCCACTGCCTCTGCAAGCGTGTAGTTGCCCCAGTTGGATGCCGTGCCGATCTTCTGCTGTGCGTCAAGGTTGTCGGTGATCCTCACCGGCATGTTGACGAGGCCCTTGTCGGCATATCCGCGTACCAGATTGATCGGTGCGGTGCCGATGTAGAGGGCCACAGTCGAAACATCTGCCGTTGCCTGCACGACGCTGTCGGCAAGGTGGCCATAGGTTCCGTAAAGATAACTCTTTGCCATTTCTCCCTCCTTTTAGAGAAGATTTTGATAGTTCTGATTATTTCTCAACAAAGTGCTCCGCACCTTGAATTTGAAGTACGCGAACCATTGCGGGTAGTAGCTCACTATGGAGTCCTGTTCCTTATATGGTCCGAATTCCATCCCGCCCTGGATCACCTCGACGTCATCTCCCATGTAGGTAGTCTGTTCGATCATGGTTACTGTCTTATCGACAAAGTTCCATAGATCGCGCCAGCCTTCCACTGAATTTGTGAAGGTGTCCGGGCGTTCTTCCTCGGTCTCTTCCGGTACGAGCCAGTCATCCGGGTGGATTCCCGGGTTCCACGCGGAGAATCCCAGGTTGATGTTCATCTCGCGGTTGGAGGTTTCGTCCGTACCGTACTCCAGCTGCACCGCAATCGATGGATAGATGCTCTGCACGCCTGGCGGCAGCTTATCCTTCGGCGGCACATACAGCGGGAATGCGTGTGGGTGTACCAGCTCGTATTCGTATTTCACGTTTGTGGCGTTCAGGTCCCTGGGCGGTTTCTTTAACTCCACCTCTTTACACACGTTCTCTTCCAGCCACTCGCAGATCTGATCGATCGTCCTTACAATCGTCATGGTTTACCAGCTTTCCGGCAGAGAAAGCGTCACCTTTGTGACGCCCATCTCATCGAGCCATGTCTGCACGGTGTACCCGACATCGTCGATGTATAGGGTTTCTCCCTGCATCTTGCGTCCGTTTAACTCCTCAGTTTTTGCGAACATGATGAGCGCCGACTGCGACAGGGCCTGCGTCTCGTCTTTACTCTCTACCTGCTCGTCTTCCAGCACGATGTGGATCATGCTGCCGTCCACGTCGTGCTCTGTCGCGAATTCATCCAGGTTTATAAAGATCTCCCTGTCCGCTTCCACCATGTCGAGGAAAGCGCTCAAACCGGATCCTCCGCCGTAAAGGACGGCGCCTTTACCGCGTCGTATTCCCGAATGAGCTCCCTTATGGCGTCTGCCTTCTTGCCGAAGCAGTTGATGCCACGGTCCTTTGCCGCTTTCTTAAGCTCTGCGAAGGTCATCTCATCTACGCTCTTTTCCTCTTCCGCCTCTTCCGGTTCCGGTGCGGTCACTACCCTCGGCTCCGCCTTTGCAGTTCCCGTAACCGCCACCAGCACGCCGTTGCGCAGGTGTCTCTCTGCCACGCCGTTTGGCACCTCAAAGGGCGGATCTCCCGCCCTTTTTGGTGTCACGGTGTTTAACTCCGGATTAAAGTGTCCGTATGTGCCCCGATAGGCATCGTTGATCTTAACTAACATCGCCTGTCTCCTTTCTTTTGCCTCTTATCAGAGGACCGTCGCGCTGATGGCTGCGTTCTTCACGCGAGGCATCGTGAGCGGTTTGGACTTCACGATGATCTCCATCGTGGAGTTGTGCTCATCGACGATTGTCTGCGGAACGCGGCTGTTTGCGAAAGTCTCGAAGTCGCCGGTCTTCCCGTTGATCTGCGTGACTGCGCCGTAGGCGGTGCGTCCCATTGCAGGTGCCGTTACGATGACCTTGTCCGCCGGGATGTAGGGAGTCGGCAGGCCGGTCGCCTCGTCGATGTACTCCCTCGTATAGGAGAATACGTTGACAAGGTGCCCCTTCACATTCAGGACGGCGATCAGGACGGAACCGTTCTCCTGCTCGGCCGGATTGACCTCCTGCGCCAGGATGAAGCGCCGGTTGTCCAGAAGCTTCAGGATGTTGTCGTTGGAGAGCATCACATCCGCCACTGCGCCGGAAACGATCAGGTCGCTTGCCGCAAGGCCTCTCTTTGTGAGAATGTCGCACATCGCCGCGATATCGGAGATGATCGCGGTAGAGTTCGAACTCCACACGGCGCTCGGCGTGTAGGTTGCCGGATTGGCCGCGCCGGTGTAGAACTTGATCTCCTTCTCGATGAAGTCGTTGGAGCCGTAGCGATCCGCATACTGCTTCAGCGTGTAGCCGTTGTTGATGAGCGTCTGCGCGGCCATGTACTCCTCACGGTTGTCGATGAGGTCGCGCAGGTCCTTCAGATCCTGCGTCAGGATCTTCGCTTCGCGTTCCTTCGGGGAAATCCCAGAGAATGCCGCCTCGCCCGCCTGTCTCTTCTGCAGCTGTGCCGCAGTCAGGATGCGGGAGGGCGCCACGGTCGGGGGGACGAACTGATGGGTTTCATATCCCTCGCGTGCGACCGGGATCCCGCCCTTGTTCGGGGTAACGACGGGGGCAAGGTTGGAGCCTGCCTCGTCCTTGAAATCCACGGTTACGTCTTCGGACGTGAAGATGTCCTCGTCTGCGGTCGGGAAGTACCGGTCACGCAGGAACGTGGACTTGGGCTTCACCACCTCCTGGAGGCGAAGCATGGTGTGAGTATCATACAGATTGATTGACATGATTTGTCTCCTCCCTTTAGTTGAGTCCGGCGATCAGATAGATCCCCGCGTTCTTCAGGTTCAGGCGATCCGCCTCTGTGATGGTGTAACCATCGTCGGCGATCAGCGCTCCTTCGACAAAATCACCGGACACATAGGCCTCGGCGATCACGTCGCTCGCGCCGGAAGCGTCGGTGTCGGATGCCAGAATGACTTCCGCCTTCCCGGTTGCATCCGTGTCGAGCACCTCGAACTTGTCGTCGTTGTTTCTCGCAAGCACGGTGCCGCGCTTCAGGTCGCCCTCGCCGGCGAGCACGGTGACAGTCTGGACTGCTGCCGTGTGGGCCGTGGAAGCGATCAGGTTATCGGGTTTGTTTGCTTCGATCAGTGCCATCTTACTTTCCCTCCTTCAGCTTGTTGATGAGTCCGTTCAGCTCGGCCTCGTTTTCCGCTACGTTGTCCTCCATCCCGCCGTTCGGGCTTCCGGTGACGTCTGCTGCCGCCTCCTCTTCCCGATTGGCAAGATACTGGTTTCCGGCTGCCTGCTGCGCCTGCATTGCCTTAAAGGCGAGTTCTTTGGCGTCGATCGGCTCCTCGTACTTCGCCTTGTTGACAAGCGCAGGGTCGCCGACCATCTGCGAGATGGAGTCAATCTCCATCATGCGCTTCCGATCCGCCTCAAGCGCCGCCTGCACAGCACTGTCCTTCTCCTGAAGAGCCGTCTGTGCCGCTTCGTTCCTGATCTGTTCGACCAGATCAGGGTGGTTCTGTTGCAGTTCCTGAAGATCCATCGTCTTCCTCCCTTCTGCTGCTGTTGATAGCTCTATATCAGACGGCTCTAAACCGTTTGATACCTTCTCCGCCTGCTCTTCTCCCTGCAGGTCCTTTGCGGTTCCCACTGCCTCCTCTGGCAGTATGTTCCGCACCTTCATGGCGTCCGGAATCGGCATGCCTCTTAGTGTGTGCGGGACGCCGTTCACAAGGATCATCCCGGCATTGCCGCTCACGCGGTCAACGACCGGTTCCTCTTTCCCTACGATCTCATCGGCGAAGCCTTCCGCCACCGCTTCCTCCGGCGTCATCCACTTTTCTTTTTCCATCATCGCCCGGATGTGGTCGACATCCGCGCCGCTCCGCTCCGCATAGATCCCGGCCACGCTCTTGTTGATCGCGGTCAGCATGTTCTCTATGCGCTTTACATCACCCAGGTTGTAGTAACCTACCAATCCCGCGCTTGCCCCGTGGATCATTGTCTGTGCGCCGACTGATACCTGTCTCACGTCTCCGGCCTGCGCGATGATCGATGCCGCCGATGCGGCTAACCCATCCACGACCGTTGTCGTCTTCCCGGCAAGCCCTCGGATCCTGTTGTAGATGGAGATCCCTGCTTCCACATCGCCTCCGATTGAATTGATCCGGAACGTGATGTTCTTTGCGTCCTTCAAAGTGTCCAGGTCGTTCAAGAACTGTTTCAATTCGATGAACAGACCTTCGACCTTCTCCCCTGTCCACCAGTCGATCGGCACGTCTTCCACGACTTCGCCGTAGAGATCCACCTCTACGCTTTCCTCGTCTGCCTTCATGATGGTGTACGGCATCATCTTCATGGTCGCGCGCGCCACGTTCATTGGCAGCGTCATCGCTTTCCTTCTCTTTTCACCTGCTCTCATCGCCATCGTCTGCCTCCTTGTCTTCCTCTTCCTCTTCCTCTTCGTCGTCCTGCTGCCGTTCTGGCGGATCCGCAGGTGCACCCATTTGCGCCGGCGCAATTTCCTTTAAAAGCTCCGCCTCTCTGGACAGCTGCGCGACGTTCGATGTGAAGTCGCTCCCGTTGATCCGCAGCGCCGAATCTTCGTGTGTTGAAAACCCGTTCTGGCATGCCAGGATTTCTGCGTTGATTTCCTTCACCGGATCTAACTGCCCCTGTGACGGTCCGATCCACTGGCACGCGAGCCACGCTTCTTTTACTGCCGGATCCGTAAAGAATCCTGGTGCTTCGATCCTCCCCCTCGCCACGGCCTCTGACAGCCACAGCTCGTATACCGGATTGCAGAAGTCGTTCACGAACCATGTCCTGTACATCCGGAATGACTTCCATGCTTCCAGGAGCGCGCCTCTTGATGCTGAATATGAGGAGTTGAACTGCTTTAGCAGGATCTCCCGCGGGATCTCTAACGCCGCGCCCATCTGTGTACAGATCGCATCGACGAAAGCAGAGAAACCGCTTGCCGGTCGTTTCGGATCCGCAAGGACGACATTTTCTCCCGGCTGCAAGAAATTCACCTGGCCCGGTCCCATTTCGTACTCATTTGGATCTGCCGATATTCCCTGCTCATCCGACGGCCCTGCTTCGTTGAGCGGATTCTCCCCCTCCGGCGTGTTCGTCTGGATGTACGCCGTAAAGTACGAATCTATGAGCGCCGCCGTGAGCTCTGACTCCGTGTACCTGTTCAGCTGCAATAGCGGAATTATCACCGGCGCGATATAAGAAACGCCCCGGTACTGATCGGGGCGCTCGCTGCTCATTAAGTGCAGGATGTTCGGCTGTCCGGTTTTCTTTCCGATCGCTTCCACCCTCGTGTAGGTGGTCTGCTCCATCGTCGCTTCGGACGGATAGGTGTTTCGGATGTGGTATGCCACTACCATGCCGTCGGCGTCCACCTCCACGCCGTCGAAGATCCTGTTCCCGTTTTCCGGGTTCTTCGCCACCGTTCCCGATAGCAATATCCCTGTCGCGGACGGCGTCGCCACGAGGTCCGCTTCCAGCGCTCTGATCCTTAGGCCGTAGGGCCGCATTAACGTCGGCTTCCTCTGCTGGATCAGCGCGAACACATCACCGCTTGTTAACCACGATGTGATCATTAACTGCTGCAGCTCGTAGAAGTCGTTTATCCCGATTGCGTCGCAGGCGTCCTTATGGCTTGCCCACATGGAGAATTCGCGCTTTACCTTATTGACCCACTCCGCCGCCTGCTCTCTGGTAATTCCCAAAAAGTCGATATCCGGCCTCGGGTTTAGCTTCAGGCCCAGCCCTATCGTGTTCGTCCGGTGTGTCTTCACCGCCGACGCCGCCACCGGATTGCCCATGTACATGAGCCGCCCGCGCTGTCTTAATGTATAGTTGTTCTCGTCGATGTCTTCCCTGGGGCTTCCGGACACTGCCGTGAATCCTTTTGTGGATCTGCGCCGCGTCGATGCTCCGGCGCTCCCATACCCCTTGTATCCCGAATAAATCATGTGGTTCTCCTTTTATCGACGGCGGGGGAGAAAGGACTCCGGCCAGAGCACCTGACCGGAGAAGAAAGCCCCCACCGTACACCAATCGCGTATAGCGAACTGATGCCTCACCAATCTCTATGGACGATCCCCACCGCCTTACGTGGAGCGACGCCAGCTTCCAGCCTCAGTTTCAAATTCATGAGCTTATCCCACTGTTTGAGAGCGTCTGCTGCCGAGAGCTGGTTGCGCGTGATCGAGCGGTTCCCGATTGTGTAGCTTGTCACCGCTCCCCCGGAGAGTGCCTGCTTCCTGCTCGGTGCCAGCGCGTCCAGATCATCTACCGTCACCGTGTATCTGTAGTTTGTCTCGTATAGTCTCACGACATACGGTATGCCATTCTCTGTTTTTCCGTCGTAATTGATCGCCATCACCACTCCTCACCCGCGGATCTCCTGGTCCGCCTCCTGCGCGGTTTTACTTCCGGTTTCTTCTCTGCCGGTGCTATCAGCTTTTGCCGCAGCTCGTCCATGTTCGGATGCAGAATCACGAACGCCGCGTTCGCGTAGTTTCTGCAGTCGAGCGCTTCGTTCCTCTCATGGCCCGGTATCTTCTCCCATTTCCACCGGCCTCTGTTATCCATCACCATGTGCTCAGACAGGAGCCCCGCCCCCAGTTGGACGGAAAGTGCGACATCCTCGCACCCGGCTCCTTAACCTTCAGCCCACTCATGATGTGTTGCTTCCCCGAATCGACGCCGATCATATATAACCACGCTTTCCCAGTCCGGCCTGCTGCCGTGTTGTACTCCACGTGCTTCGGCGGCGCTGTGTATGGCGCGTCTACCCGGTTCGCTCCCTTGATCGCGAATACTCTTTTTATCTTTCTCGCTGCGCAATTTTCATACACTTCCTGCGTGTAGTGCCCTCCGGAGTCTACAAAGGTCAGCGAGATCTTTAAGCCCCGGCCGTTCTGGAAGTACCACACCTTATCGATCACGCCGTCCAGCTTCTCCCACGTTTCCTGGTCTGCCGGATTGCCGACGATGATTCCCTTTTCGATGCCCCAGTTTTCTTCGAACATCCCGTACCCGACTACCTCGTACTCCAGCCGGTTGTCCTGCGTGTCCACGCCCATCGTGAGGCACAGAACTCCATCCGGTAGATCTGCCGGATACTCTTCTGCCCTTGCCGCGATCTCTTCTTCGTCCTCGAGATCTCCCCTGTTCTCCCAGAGTTGCCCGAACATTGTGTTGAATACCGTCTGCAGTCTCTCCGGATCCTTCCTTGCTTCCAGAAACCGGACGATGATCTTCTCCCACGGCATCCACGGTGAAGCAAAGCCGTTGATCCAGAAGGATCTGCACCCGTTCTTGATCGCCTCCGGGCTGTCCGGGATCCACTTCATCGGCTGGCGCTTTATCTCATGTTCTTCTGTCAGGCATCCGCACTTCGGGCACGCCCAGCCGGTGGAGTCTACGATATATTGCCTCTTTGACCCCGCCCCGATCTCGTGGTACTCGAATCTCACGGTGTCAAAGTTGATAAAGCTGTATTCTTCGCAATGCGGGCATTTCACACACCAGTATTCCCTGGTGCCCAGCTCGAAGAGGTCCGCGATCTTCGATGCCCCTCTTACTGTCGGCGTCGATACTGCTACCATCTTCGCATTGTAGAATGTCGCCGTGCGCGCTTCCAACAAGCTCCACGGATCACCTTCCGCGCCCGCCGATCTCGCCCACCGGTCCAGCTCGTCGCCGAAAACATATCTGGCCGGGACAGATGCGAGGCTTGCCGGTGAGTTGGCTCCTGTGAAGGTGATCATCCCGCCCGGAAAGCTCTTGCGCATGATTGTGTTTCTGCCGTCCCTGCTTTTGCTATCTGCAACCTTGCCAACGAGCGGCTCAGTGTCCCGGATCATTGGTGCGAGTCTCCGTTTGGAGAAGTCTTCCGCCTGGTCCAATGTCGGCACCGTATACATGATCGGGCCCGGATCCTGATCGATCACGTAGCCCAGCATGTTGAGCAGTGTTTCGGTTTTGCCGACCTGTGATGAAGCAACAACGACGACACGCTTTACCATGTCGTCGCTGAATGCGTCCATAATATCTTTCAAGTATGGCGTCCTGGATGTTTTCCACGCGCCCGCTTCCGCTGAGTTCTCCGACGAGAGTCTGCGGTATCTGTCTGCCCACTCTGTTACCGTTAAGTTTTCCGGCGCTTTGAAGCCGTAGCAGAGCTTCGAGATGAGGCCGGCTGTTTTTTGGATACTGTCTTCTTCGCCGATGTTTTCTTCTGCGGTGCCTTCTTTGCGGGCTGTTTCTTCGGTGCTTTCTTCTTTTCCGGTTGCACCGGCGCAATTTCCGATTTTTCCTTTGCGTTTATCCATTTTTCCCGCTCCATGACCAGCTTCCGGTAATCATCGGAGTCGTACCGGTATCTCGCCAGGTCGTTCAAGAGCGCGTCGCAGTTTCTCTTTATAATCCCGGATGCTTCCGCCGGCGTCATGGCTGCTGCCGTGTCGACCGCCATCATCCCCGGGAGCGCCAGGATCGCGGACCGGATATTTGCTATCATGTCGGAAACTACCGTCTCCACGTCCTCGGCCCGGTGCATGACTCCCTGGAGTTCTTCCAGCTCCAGCTCCGCCTTCCCGGCCTTGGCCATCTTATATCTGAGATCTGCCTGCGCTATCTTGTCTTTTGTCGCTTTGTCTGTCTGGTTGTCAATCTGCTCCTTCTGATATTCTATGTAATCGAGCAGCGCTTCCACTATGTCGAAGTATCTGTCCCGGCCTTTCTTTGTCTCCACCGGATGCAGTACTCCCTGATCGGACAGCTGCCGGATCCATTGATCCGTCACCCCCAGCTTCTCTGCCAGTTCTGTTGTCGATATCCTTTCGCTCATACTTCTAACCAAACCAAACCGGTCAAAAAATTTCCGCGCGCCTACCGGGCTTTTGGGCTCGCCAGCACCGCAGGGCTTTGCCACGCCTGAAAGAACCTACCGCCCCCAGCCCGAAAAATATTATTTTTATTTTCCGGTTTTAGAGCCCCCACCCAGGTAGATATCACAATAATGATTGAATCTTTTTTCAAGTCCTTCGTTGATTGCTTTCTCGATCTCCGGTTTCGTTCCGTCTTTTGATTCGATCATCTGCGGAACTGATAATGTCTTGATCGGTTTGATCGGAAGTCTTGAAGATCCTTCTCGCTGGAATGGAATCTCTGTTGTCCCTGCTCCTCCTGCGTGTGCAAGAAATGCTCTGCTGGATAATGGCTTGCGCTGTCCTTTTTTTATTTCCGCTGTTATCTGATATGGAACGCCGGATGCCGGGCGGGATGTCGGTCTCATCTTAAAGTGGGTGGGTGTCAATACCCGCCCCGAATAAGTGAGGGTCACATTGTCTACCTCTGTCCCTGCGACCGATACCTTCCCATCATTTCCCACGCGCATGGCGCTTTTCACATCCCCGGCTGATATGGCATATTCCTCGCGCACGGCCTTGGATACCCAGCCCGGTGCGCGTGTGCGCATATCGCCGATGGTACGACGCACCACTTTTTCTGCGGCCGCCTTCTCTGCATCCAGCCCTTTGATCACCTGGTCTATGTTTGCCCTGATCGATATGGCCATATATTCACCCACGCAAAAGGGACAGCCGAAGCTGCCCCTTGTTTGCTGCTGTTCTGTTCTTTTTTCAGATCATCGGCACCATTGCTTTCAGATCCTTGAGCGCCTGTTTCGCCTTCTCCATTGCCGAGTTCTCCTGCAGGAATTCAATCCCGCTCATGGTTATCTCCGGAGAGCTGAAGTCGTATATCGTGTCCGTCATCCACGGCGTGTGCACTTCTCTCACGCCTTTGATATAGCCGTTCTCGTGTAGCATGGTGATCACTTTGGCCCGGTATCCTTCGTTGATTCCCAGGCTCTCCGCGCCCAGTTCGTCCAGATGCGGATCCTCCCCTGCTTTCATGCAGGCATAGAGGTATGACAGGATCTTGTATGCTATTATGAAGAAGTCATCCTTTGCCATGTTCTTCCCTTTGCCGATCGATAAATTCCTGCATCAACTCTGTGACCACTGAAGCCTTTGATCTTCCTGCTGCTGCGCACGCTTCCGCAAATCTGTCCGGAATATCGCCTTTCAGTTTAAACGTCACGTTCCTATAGCCCGCTTTTTTGTGGTACTTCTCCGTTGCTCTTGTCTGTGCATTCGGCTCGTTCTTCGGCATTGACGCCTCCCGGCTTTCCTGCTATCATACTGTTAGGAACAGGGGGCGGTGCAGGAAAGCTCTTGGTATCCGCCCCCGGTTTAGCTCTTATTTATTCTTGATCTCCTCCATGATCTTGTCGATGAGTTCTACGGTCTTCAGTTCCTTGTGTTCTTTTGCGCTCTCCCTTATTGCTGTCAGGATCGCTATTAGATCGTATTTGCTCATTTCTGTCTCCATTTCTGGGCTCCTTTCCTGCATTTCCCTGTGACAATTATATATTATCATAGGGCTTGCCCTATGTCAACACCTTTTTGAAAAATTTTTCAAAAAATTGTGCCATACTTTGTTTTGCGTCGTCACAGATTGACTCTCGCCCAGTAAAAGAGCTCTGCAATTCTGTCTTCTATCTTCCCTCACTTCCATCTCGGATCCCGTCCGAAGAGTTCTGTGTATAGTGCCTTCATGTTCCGGATCTGTTTCTTTGACATGATCCGGTAGTAGCTTCCCATCCAGGATTTATATGCCTGTTCGATGCTCGAGTACTGCATCTCGCCCTTATCCAGCAGGCGCTTGTAGGCTTTGAGGCGCTTGCGCTGCCTTGTTAAGGATTGCGGGTTGATCCTGCGGACGACCTTGCCGGTGTCCGTCAGAAAGTATTTTATCTGCAGATATTTAAATGTATGATCCAGTCTGCAGATCCGTGTCTTCCTTTCGTTTATGAACAGGCCGAGTTTTGCGGCTTCTTTGCTGATGTCCTCCAGCGTTTCCTTTAGATATTCCCGGTCGCTGTGGATGATATAGATATCGTCCATGTACCGGCCGTATCTTCTGTGGCCCCGGACGATGGTCGCGTAGTTGTCGATCCGCGTCGGATAGCTGATCCCGATGACCTGTGACACCTGGTCGCCAATGTCTACGCTTTTTCTCATCATCTTCTCATGTGCGAGTTTCTCCTCCGCGATGCCGCGATGTGTGAGCGAGTCATATTTCCTACCCATGCAGGATGCGTATTCGCTCTCCGTCATATAAGAGACGTCTACCTCAAAGTTTCTCAGGATACCCTCGAGAAGCTTCGCCGAAAAGCCGTCGATCTTAGGCTTGAAGATCTCCATTACCTGGTCGTGCCTGATGTTGTCGTAGAATTTGGAAAAATCCACGAACGCGATGTATCCCTCATTCGTCCCGGTCTCCAGAAAATAACTGTGGAGATCCTGCTCCAGCATCTTCCTGGCAAAGGTGATACCCTTTCCCTTCTGGCTCGCTCCGTTGTTGTATGTCAGATATTTGTCTATGGCCGGTATCAGTACTCTGTCGCAAAGAGCGTGCCTCACCACTCTGTCTCGGACGCGGCCGCCGTGAATGTACCGGATATGCCCGCGCTCGTTTAAGATGAATTCGGACCCTCTTGATGTGTGATAGGCTCCGGATTCCAACTCGGCCTGCAGCTTTGTCAGCTCCGAGAGTACGTCCATCTCGAAACGCTGCGGCTCCTCCTTCCAGGAGCTCCCCTTCATGGAACGCAAAAACGCTTCGTAAAGCACGTTCATATCCGCGACTGTATTCATCTGCGCTCCCGTTCGGGTTAAACGCCGTGCAGGAAAGAGACGTGTCCCGTTCCATAGCGTGGGCCGGCGCAGCCCGGTCCCGCATTTCTGCGCTGTCATTTAGCCTTTCGGCAAGGACGACCTTTCCTTTCGCGTCTATGCCCTCCTATCTGTGAGGTTTTGGCATAGCCGAAATCGGGGCGAACGCCATTAGCGTTGGATGCGTTGTTGTTGTTCGCATTGCCGTTGTTGTTGACATTAGCGAAGTTCGCCGCCGAGGCGACGCTGCGCAGCCACCAGTTCGCACGTTGTAAAGGACGCCCTGATCATTTCCCGGTTTTTAAGAACTTATTATCCGCGCTCCGGACACCCTTGTAGAGAGCTACCTGCTCGTCTATCATCGCCGCGAAGCGTGCATATTTGTTAAGATCTACCGGTAATGTCCGAATGATGTAGTTGATCTCCTGCTTCAGAACGTAGCAGCCCGCGATCGCCTCGTTGATGTGCTGCCGTCTCTGGCAGTACTCGCCGATCCGGGCCGCCGTGTCTGACGGATAGATCGAATTGCCCGCCGTGAATTCGCATTCAATGTGGCGCAGCATTTCCAGAACCGCGTCGCATTCCTTATCGATGAACCATTTGTAGAATGCTTCCGCTTTCTTTCTCCGCCTTGCCACGATCTCGTCCACCGTCGGATCCGAAGCGTGCGCATCGCGATAGCGCTCGATCTGCTTCGTGTACTTTTCTAACGAAAAGCCGAAGTCTGAAATCATCAGCTCGGTCACTTCCTGCCGCAGTCTGTAATAGTGATGTGACGCTTCGAATCTCGATTGTTTCCGTTTTCCCGCCGGTACTGACATCAGTTTCTCCAGGCCGCCCACGAGGGGCGGCGATTAAAGATCCGCTACGCTTTGATCGCGAAAGCGGGGCGAACGCCAAGAGCGCTGGATGCGTAGTTGTTGTACGCAAAGCCGCTGACGTTGACATAAACGAAGGTCGCCGCCGAGGCGACGCTGCGCAGCCACCAGTTCGCACGGTTCGTGATCAGGTCCTGGCGGAGTCTGAAGAGCGAGAGCTGGGTTTTGTCTATCCCGGTCTCATATCCGTGGTGCGAGCTCCATGCGTTGTGTCCGTAGACCATGCACTCGTTCATGAGATCGATTGTGGAATCACTCCACGCCCACCCGCTCGCCGCTCCGTTCGTGACCGCGTTTGTGAACAGCTCTCTGTGGCTTAAAATATGCCCTGATCCGAACGCCGATGCGATCGTGCTCCTCGCTGCCGCAAGGTAGGTAGTGTTCATCTTCGACCCCGCGTAACCGCCCGTGGTGTCGTTCGAATCGTTCATCTTCTGATTGGCGAAGCAGGTGTCCGGTACTACTACGACGTGGTGTGTCGTGCATTCCGTATCGCCGTCGTGGAGCCAGTAATCGAAGTCCGCGATCCTGTAATTTACTCCGCCGATGGTCCAGTAATCGCCGATAAACAAACCCTCGAAGGTTCCGGCGGAGATGGCTGCATATTGCTCTGCGGTGACTTCCGAGCCGAGGCTCTTCCCCCGGAAGACGGAATTCCTTGCGCCCGCATTCTTCGGGATCAGCCCTTCGAGGCTTGCCGCTGCGTCTCCCCATTCGGTGTCGTAGTCAGCGCCTGTCTTCTTGACGAGCACCTGCCCTGCCGTGCCTCCGGCCGGTACGCCTTCACCGTCTGCGCCATCGTCTCCGGTGTCGCCTTTGTCTCCCTTATCGCCCTTGTCGCCTTTATCTCCCTTTAAGGATGCGATCCATTCGGCTTCGGTGCCAGAGTACCCTTCATCTACCGCGACTTCATAGGCTGATTTCCCTTCATCGCCGGTGTCGCCTTTGTCGCCCTTATCACCCTTGTCTCCTTTTGCTCCCTTTAAGGATGCGAGCCACTCGGCTTCTGTCCCGGAATATCCTTCCTTGACCGCAATTTCGTACGCTGACTTCCCGTCCGCGCCATCGTTGCCGTCTTGTCCGTCGTTGCCGTCCGAAACTGTCTTTGTCGTGGTCCCGCTCTCATCCTGAATGGTGATCGTTACGACCTTCCCGCTTTTCGTTACATTTGCCGTCGGGCTGTATCCGTCGTCTCCCTTGTCCCCTTTATCGCCCTTGATGCCCGCGATGGGGCCGGAGTTGAACCAATCTTCATCATCGGAGAGCCAGACGTACAGATCCGGGCTGTTCGTTGTACCGACAAAATACGCGTCTCCGGCCTGTCCTGTCGGATGCGCCGCGCGAAGCGCCGCCTCTGTCGGATACTGGCCTTTGATCTCGAAGCTCTTCCCGTCCTGCCCGTCTTCGCCGGTGTCGCCTTTTTCTCCCTTATCGCCCTTGGGGAGCACAAAGTTAAAGACGGCCGCCTCGGATGTTCCTTCGTTTGTAACGGAGGGCGATTCGCCTGACGTCACACTTCCTACCGTGATGGTGGCCGCGTTTCCCGTGTCGCCCTTATCGCCTTTGTCGCCTTTATCGCCCTTGGCTCCTGTCGCGCCCGCGGCTCCTGTCGCGCCGGTGTCGCCTTTCGGCCCCTGTTCGCCGGTGTCCCCTTTATCGCCCTTATCGCCTTTGTCCCCCTTGTCGCCCTTGACTGTCGGGATGGTAAATTCCTGGGATGTCCCATCAGAGAGTGTGACGGTGATCACTTTCCCGTCCTGAGTGATGGAAGCGATATCCGAGCCGTCTTCTCCGTCCATGACATCCATCTGCCCGGTCTGTGCGGTCCCGTCGTTTAACTCCCAGAGGAAGGTGACGCGATGCCCGCCCGGGATCGCTTCGATGGAGTCGATCTGGCACGGTTTGCCAGCGACTGCGCCGCCGCCCTGTGCGGTCTGTTTCGTGAACTTCTTGGCCAGGGCCAGTGTTACAAGATCAATCGCCATGTCGCACCTCTCTTACTGTTCGATGAACTGGTTTTCTTCGTTCATCATGTATACGGTCGCAGATCCGATCACGTAGAGCGTGGTCCCCGGGTCCAGGATGGCGCCTTCCTCCAGATATCGGATGCCTTCGCCTGTCGTCGGCATGGTCGCCGGTACCGTGCTGCACATGATGTCGGCTACTACGTGCAGCTTTCCCTCATCATCGTAGGTCTTGTTGTTTACTTTTTGGCAGAACATAGCAGCCTCCTTCCGGCACGAAAAAAGCGACCCGTTCCCGGATCGCTTTTCTTATATCAAAATTTCCAGCTTATACCTTATCACAGAAAAAAGTGTCTTTTGGTGTCCTATTTCATTTTTTTTGAAAATCTGCTTAGCGCCTCCGGATGCACCTTCCTGATCAGGTATTTTTCATCGTATCCCATAATGTTTGCCACTTCTGACCATTTCAGCGGTTTCCCGTCCGCTCTGGTGCTTAAGTAGTATAAGGAGATCAGCTGGCGGCACCTGCTGTCCTCGAGCTGGGCGTTTGTTTTCATCGCCTGTGCTTTTCTTTTGTCCAGCCTCTCGATCTGCTCTGTGATCGCATCGTCCAGCTCGCAGATCTTTGCCGTGCGCTCTGAGAGGATGTCTGTCGGCGATGTCTGCACCTTGATCCCGTCATACGTTATGGCCTTGGGATAAAGTGAAAGCCTGATCTCCTCTCTCCTGTTGATGAGCGCCCGGATCTCCACCTGCTCTTCGCGGATCTGTTTTAAGTACTCTTTCGCTGATGCCATGTTGATCTCCTTTTATTTTACTCTATGACTTCCACCACAAAGTCTGAAGACACACAGAAAGCCGGGGCTACGCCAAGGTTACCGCCGTACGCGCGGTTGCCGCCGTAGAGCGTGCCGTCCGCGCTGACAAACCGCACGTCGTTCGAGTAGGAAGCGTTCGGTGTGCGCGAGGTGAGTGTCCACCACCAGTCGCTTTTGTTGGGGATATATTCCCTGTACTTCCTGTATTCGTCGCAGCTGATGAGCGACACCTTGTCCCGACACGTCCCGTAGTTCTTCAGTCCGTCATCCGCCGTCAGATCTCTTTCAAACTCCAGGAACGGGTCTTCCTCCATCTCGTCTGTCAGTTCCTCCAGATAAGCGCCGTTTAAATATTTCCTGAGCGTGCTCCCTCTCCAGTCGTTGGAGTTGTCCTCGTCGAATGCTTTTTCGAACAGGACATCTCTGGCGAGCACCAGCGTGCCTTCTTCTGTGAATTCCGGATCCAGTACTGTGCAGAAGATGCCTGCTATCATTACCGTGTGGCCTGCTGCCACGTCGCGGATTTCTGCCATCTTTCCCTGATCGTCCGTCCTGCTTCCCTGG